GTGATGCTTCCTAACTTAAATAAAGGATAACGATCCAAAACTCAGGCATCTCAGGATGAGGTACCTAGATCGTCTTCGACCGGGAAAAGAAAAACCGGCCGGTAAGAATACACGTCTCACAATAACATGAATAAACTCCCCCGCAGCAACAGAGCCTGCCGAGGAGTGGAATTGCCGTCGCACGAGGGTTGTCGAACCTACAGCGCGAGGGGGACTTCGGACCGACGAATAGTGAAGTACGTCTCCACGTTGCCGTAGTCCTTGGAAGAAACCACTTTTGCACCGTCGATGCGACGTACTTGAAACCTCGAGCAAAAGCGTGGCGCGCCCGAGTAAGCCACAGGGCTCTTGATGCACTTTCCGACCCCGTATTCACCCATGGCGTGTTGCACCTTGAACAAGGGAGGCAACCCATTTGGATGTGCCGGCATGCTCTCGGCTCGGCAGAAGGTCGGGTTGGCAGCCATGGCCTCGTAGTTCGGCATGGCGTCGAGAACTCCTTGAGTACAGAAGGTGGCGGAGACGGCGAGTCCTTCGCAGTCAAGTCCGCTGTAGTACACCGTCTCTGCAGAGAGGCAATACGCGAAAGTGCTGCCCGCAAGCCACTGGGCAATGGGCGTGAACTCGAGGGGAGAACTGCCAAAAGTCCAAGGCCAAGAGGCGCTCTCACGCTCAGATTTCTTCCCACCTTCGGCGACCGTAGGAGATGCGACCAATTGCCCGTCCATGACCCGGAAACGGCGCACATTGTTGTCCCAGGTAGGCACCGAAATTGGGACCAATTGATTGGGCACAACGACGGGGGCTCCTTGCACGAGCTCAGCGGGCAGGGTGGTGTTGACGTTCGACATGGCTCGATAAGCACTTGATGTGGTGGTGACTCAGGAGGAGGAAGAATAAATCGAACTGTCTTCTTAACGTAAGATTCCTCCTGAGAATAACCTCTTTCAAGGCGAGTCAACGTGGCCTGTGCTTGACGGAGCAAAGTGGCTTTGCCGCGAAAATTCTGCTCTTTCCAATAAGCAATCTTCGCACGGACAAGCGTGATTGCATCTGAAGATCGAGAGAACTTGAGAGCCGCAACCAAAGGCGTGTGACGATGAATGGCTGTGAGCACACTCATCAGACAACCCTTCCCCACGTCGTCGAGCAACTCCAAGAGGCGAGCGTCGGCGTCGTACGTGAACTTGAGCTCCAATGCGTATGAGGCCAAGAAGGTCGCTGGGGCCTGACCATAAGCGAGCTTTGCTTTGTACTTCAACCAAAGAAGCACGGGGTCACGAACAATTCCACGACTGGTGAGGACCCAACCGCAGAAATCCGCCACAATTGGATGATGGGTCTTGCTCACAGTCTTGATGTGCTTCGTATAAAGCGTGAGGCCCGCAGAACTGGGCAGAACATGTTGATCAGTCGCCATGTCATCACCTCCAAACAGCCAAGCTCCATGATGCAACGCCTTGGGACCATACAACAGAGCCACGCAAGCAATGTTGTACAGAGTGTTACCCAACCAAGTCCCACTCTCACCGGTAGCCCTGTGAGTCTGCACTGGGGTCACGCCTAACTGGTCACTCACAATATGAGTTTTCCAGTAAGCGTAGGCCTCACGGACTTCGATGGGGCACCCGACCCAGGCCAACAAACAGTTGTCCAACACGACACTCTCGCCTTGCTGAGTGGAATCGAAGGCCGTGTAGTCGTTGACAGTGCAAAGGTCCCCGGGACGCCAATGATCGCGCACCCACTCATCGAACTGGCCCAGGGTCTTCCCAATATGCATGTACACATTGTCAGGCAGATGCTCCCGGACGCGACGCGCAGCCAAGCGCCACCAAGCTCCAAACTTCGCGACGATTCGCTCATTGCCTTGCATCAAAGATTGACCGGCCTTGGGCTCCTCAAGGTCCTTGCACTCCATTTTCCCCTTAATCTGAGCCTTGACAAAGTGGTGAACAAAGTTGTCGGGGAAATCTGGGTCGGCCCTTTCTTCGAGAACCAACATCCGCGCTGCGGTGTTGCCGTCCGAGCGAGCAGAGGCTTGCTCATACAGACAGTCCAAGTACTCGGAAGTTTCGGGCGCAGGTAGGGACTCAGGCAAACGCAAGGCATCCTTGAACGCGGTCCAGAGCAAGAAACCCACATGCTCACGGGCCACAAAGTCAGCCTCAGTGCGATCGAAGGAACTGGGTACCAAGCGCTTACGCCAGGTTGCGGCCTTAAGAACGGGGTCGTTGGCTCGATGACGCGGAAAGATGAAAGCCGCCGGGTCCGTGTAACGGGTGTCGTCGTACAACTTGCTGATGCCCGCTATCGAGTGGAACTCGCGGCTAACACGCTCAATGTGCGTGCTGATCAAGGTTATCTCCAAAGCATCTTCATGCCACAGAGGTAACTGCACTCGATCAGGAGCGAGCGCTGAAGTCGCCAAATCAACCTTTTCTGGTACCGCCAGGTTCAGTGGCAGAGCGTCAACGTAGAGACTCGCCATCCAAGGGCCCATCCGAGACTGCGGCGTGTGATCAACGTAAGGCTCATCAGCGTGGCCGGCCTCCAGTGTCTGCGCAGCGGTCTGCGCGGGAACCAAGGCGTCGGCACGAGCCTGCCGGATCTCATGAATGTTCGGCAGATGCTCAATGGTGACCTTGAATTTGCGCATCACGTTCTCGAAGAAAGACCAATTGCCCTTCTTGAGAAGCGCGCCCAACAAAGGATGAGTGCGCATGGCCCGCTCAACTCCAGGCATTCCGCTGATGCAGAACAGCAAATCACCAGACGTGCGGCAAATGGCCGACACCATGTGCTCGGCCGCCATATAATCGACGAGAGAGGCGTCGATCAACAACTGCACTCGGGGCCAGCGACGACCCTGGGCCGTGCCGGGAGTGTAGGCCTGGTAACCCAAAGAACGTAAGGCTTTGACCGTGTCGTCCTTGGCGCAAATGACGGGCAGAGAAGGCTTCAAACCCCGCATGACCAGTAGACGACCCTCCACCGGATTAGAACTGGGCACTCCCAACACGCGAGCGATGCTTTGCGGCAGGGTGTGAGAGTATCCTTTCCAATTACTACTCACCAACGTGGCCAACCGCATGAGTTCGGGTTGGAAATTGTTCAGCAATGAGTCCGCCTTGGGGTCATGATGCGGGGCCTGGCCCGGGCAACCTAGCCACAGGAAGTGCGTTGTGCAAGAACTCAAAGCCGCCAATGCCGTCGAACCGGGAGCCCACAGAGAACCCTCATCCATGACAGCCATCCGGCCCATCCGAAGTAAACTCATCTCAAATGTATTGAACAAGTAACTCGGAATATCGGCGCTGCGCATGGTCTCCTTCCACTCTTGTCGCAGGAACGCGCGCGGGAAGCCCATCTTGAACATTCCCTTACGGGCGCTTTGAGCCTCTTGCATCAGGAACTCCTGCACAGGTCGGGACTTGGAACAACCAGCGAAGCCCATGACCAAACGCACGTAAATGCGCTTGGTGTACTGCTTTTCGGTGGCAGCCCTGAGGCGACGTGCAGTGCCCTTAGCTATGGTGACACCTTCCATGCGCCGCATCAGGCCGTACTCACCGGACTCAAAAGCTTTGGCCAACTCGTCGGCCCCCGACCCATTTCCACAAACGTCAAGAGGGGCCCAAGAGCCGGCGATGGCGTCACCGTGAGAGTCGCGGAATCGGTCCAGACGTCGCAAGAAGTCTCCGAACTCACCTACGGGATAGCATTGCTCCTCAGAGTACGCCATGACCTTCAAGTCCTTCGGCAAGCAACCCAGACGGCGGGGGGGAACGTCCTGCGAGGCCGTCACGTAGGACCAATGCTTCTTGACGGAGTCGTAACGCACATTGACGAGAGTGTTGCCACGCCGCGCGCTCCCGAATTCTGTGGTCTTCATCGACGTCAGTCCCTTGATACTGAATTTGAGATTCAAGGTGACCCCAACCGTCTCAAACCAAACGACTGTCGTGCCGTCCCGCAACCACTCCAGCAACTGCTTCGCCGGATACATGTCGACGACGTGAGCCCAGAGCTCACCGATTGGCAGTCGGGTCGCCAAACTGACCACTTCGAATCCGCAACTTTCGCGGTACTCCAATGAGGGGTCGGTCGGGCCAATCGTGAGCTCATTCCACGCAGCCACAGAGTTGATGCCAGCGGCCGGGTCGTAACCCAAGGCGACAGGGCTTTGAACCTTTGTGCGAAGGAGAACTGGACCAGCGAGCAAGCCAGTCTCAAGGGCGTCCGACAGATTTGCGAAACGCTCATGACCCTGAGAACCTGGGTGATCGACTATGAACTCGTTTTCTTCGACCTGCAGGCCCGAGTCAAGCCCAAGCTGAATGTCGTCAGGAACAGGCTCGAAGCGTTCATCGTCCGGACCTTCCCCAATGCTGGGGAACAAACCACGGAGAGGGATGGCTTGGCCCTTCAACTCGGGCTGATAAAACCCGAGCCCGATGGCATCCACGCCGAAAGTCTTCCGGGGACCCTCATCATGCTCCTCGACAACCTCGTGCCGCACGCCCTCATCCAAAGCCGCTGCGCGAGTTAGGGCGACTGGTTTACGTAGAGACCTGAATGCGGATTGTTCAGACTCCACCGCGTCGAGAGTGGTATGCGGCAACGGCGCCAACTCATGAATCTCTCCCTCCTCAGTCACAGCTGCGACCAGCAGCTTAGGTGAGTCAGTTGGAGGGTCGTCAGCGGGACTCTCATGGCAAACGGCATATGGGAATGGGTCGGAACAAACGTGACCAACGGGTGCCCCAGCCTCCCAGTGATTCGGGCTGTGAGTGAACTCATAAACGAAGCGCAACTGACGCCCCGTATGAACAGAAGGAGCGTTGATCCACACACAGCCGCCGGAGTCGTGCACACGCATAGAAGCGGAATACCAGCAACAAAGCTTGGCCAGCTCGTCGTCGGTCCACTCGTGCCCGTTTTCAAGGCACCAATCCACGCGAGCTTGTCCAAAAGCATGAACGGCGTCAGCCACGACCACCGCATGTGACTGTCGGGCCTCCTTGGCCAGAGCTACCAGCCCACAGGTGTTAACTTTGCCCTTGAGAGGGTCCGTCACCACGGGCGGCAGCTGAAGCAAGGCGGCCTTCACAGCGGGTCCCAGCTTGACTCTGGGCTGAGGTCGCTCCACGAGATCAAGACTCGGTTCAACCTTGGTCGCCGCGACCGGCGGGGCCATGGGCAAATCCACTTTCTTGACCTCAGCCGTCAACTTGGGCTGCTCAACCGGAGGTTCTGGTTCCGCAATGAGCGGTTTCAAATCGCGACTCTGCGCACTCAGATTGAAGAGCTCTCGAGCCCTTTCAGCGGAGGCTCCCGCGGCTCGCAGACGCGGGAAACTCCCGTTGTCGCGGAGTTCGGCGTCCCAAATGCGAGAGCGTTGATCCTTACCAGGGCAGGTGCAAATCAGCTCACCGCAGCGATGACAGAACTCTCCAATAAGGCAACGGGATGACTCATACAAGTAGGCCTGGTCCCAAGTGCCCTCGCAACCGACGTGGACCGCTTCTTGACGCTGCGGAATCGGCAAACGCAATTCGGAGTTGATAAGCTCCTCAAACAAGTTGAACTTCCAATGCTTGTTGCGTTGCCATTGGCCGAGACCACCTAGCGTCAATTTGCCCAGCAAAAAGGCCAAATGAGCCGCTCGCACGAAGGGACTCAGAGCGGTGATCGCGTCCTTAACCAAGGCCATGTACTCCAAAGGCACCACTTTCCCATCCTGCTGCTTCAACCACAGCAGTGCCACTCGAACCACGAAGGGAATGAAAGGATTGAGGAAGCCCAAAGCCTCGGCCACGATTTCCACTGCCGTTGTGACGGCTTGAGTGCGCTCATGCTCAGCGGCCTTGCGATACACGGGCAAAAGCACTCGGGCCCACCATGATGACCGGAAAGGCGATGCGTTTGCCCCCTGGTGACTATATCCAGCCAGGGCACGAGCGAATGCTTCCAAGTCGGTCCAGGTTTGAGGCAGCACATGCGCCCATTCCTTCGAGTTCTTCAAGCCGTTGATCTTGGCGGCCACGGACGAAGGCTTGGTTGGGTCAACTAGGCATTCCAGGTGCAAGGGCAAGGCGAGGAGCAAACCGTCGGGGACCAGAGTCTTGCCCCGCACAGAATTGTGCGCGGGAATGTCCAGCAAAGCGAGGTCCACAAGTCGCTGCCTGAACGAATTGCACAGCTGTTGGGGCCGCGCTGGAAACACCGCAACCTTTCGAGCGACGATGATGGTCGCACTGCCCTTACGAGTGACCACTCGAATAGCCACGCGAAACTGTGTCAGTCCGCGATAAACCTCGAAGTCAGCGTCGACGAACATGGGCGAAACGCAGGGTTGGGTGTACGCGTCGGCCTCAGAGTCCCCAGGGCAAACCAGCATGGTCCCATCCTCATTGTAACGAAAGGTGAACAACTCGGGTGTGACACATTGCAGCCCTTGCGCGGCCTCGGGGTAGAAATGCCCAGTGAGGACCACTTGCTCGACGGTCGGAGAGTTGGTCAGCACGTACAATGTCTGTGCCACGGTCCAGTAATGACCCGCATCCACGGCAAGCACGGTTTCGGCCGAGGTGACGCCCTTGAAATTCGTCACTGAGGCGTAGCGCTGGAAGTCCTTCATGTCGAAGAAAGTGCCGTAGGAGCAAAACTCGACTCCGGGGACCCGATCCGCCAGCAGCTTGAGTTTATTCTCCTTGAGACTCACAACCGCAGTCCGAGGCGTGAGAAACGCGGGCAGCACATCCAGCAGCATGTGCATTTCAAGGGCCTTGTTGGCTCCGTGCGTATGAGGACGCAGAGCAGTCGAGCTGTGCGGCACGCCCAACTTGCTCATGAACGGACTCAACTCCTCTGGTACGGCGTCAGCTCCGCGCGTCACAAGCTCATCATCCTCGAGAAGCAATCGGCCTGAAGCAGGTTGCAGAATCGGGTCGCCATGGATCGTATTTTTAAGACGATTGAACATGGCCGCGACTCCCAAACCAACTTGCTTGTTTGGGTCCTCTCTGAGTCGCTCGACCAACTCAGGGGGGCCCAATTTGCCGAAAAACAGTTCCCGCGTAATGGTGTCCTGAAACGCGTCGGAATCCAGGATTTCCAATGTCTTGGCCACATGAACGATGCAGCCTTCAACATGGAAGTCCCCATCCGGCTGGAGGCTCAACCTCGCGAAAGACCAGTAACCGCGCTCCCAGCGGTCTTCGACGAAGTCGGCGAGTTGAGCTGCCGTCACATCTTTGGACGACCAGTTCAACTTTTCATGAGGTCCCTCGAGAAGAGCGAGGAGCCCCATCCAGCAGATGCCGGGGCCTTTGACGTAGCGGGGAGTCAAACCCCACTCTTCCAAGTCGGCAGCGGCGTCATCGCCACCGACCAAACCTGGGACTTTGGGGTACGCGTTGTGCGCCGCACCCCAGGCCTTGCTGATTTTGGGGGCATACACCCACCCTTGTTTGCAAGTGGCCCTTTCCCACTTGACGTCAACGTAGCGCAGCTTCGGGAAACGGCGCTCCAATGCACGTACGTGCATGGGTTGGTTCTTGCTGATGAGCTTGCCCGCGAAGGCCAAGTCCTTATCTCTCAGCAACTGGACCCAACACAGTCCAGGTTTATTCAAACAAAGCTTGCGGCGTTTCGCCGCCCGCTTCTTCCACGTGCGCTTTGATCCCGTACCCGGTCTTCTCCCGCGGGGAGTGACTCGCTGGTAACGGTCAGGGTTGATCAGGCGTAGGTCTGCCTCGATCTCCGCCGCCAAACGGAGAATCGCCCCAACAGAATTGGGGTCTTGTAGTCTCTTCCCCCCTTGCGGGGGGGAGGAGAATTTGTATGCTCGGCG